TGCAGACTGGTAACCCGTGGCTGACGATGCAGACCGGTTGCCCGTGGCTGACGATGCAGACTGGTCACCCGTGGCTGACGATGCAGACTGGTCACCCGTGGCTGACGATGCAGACTGGTAACCCGTGGCTGACGATGCAGACTGGTAACCCGTGGCTGACGATGCAGACTGGTTGCCCGTGGCTGACGATGCAGACCGGTTGCCCGTGGCTGACGATGCAGACTGGTAACCCGTGGCTGACGATGCAGACCGGTTGCCCGTGGCTGACGATGCAGACTGGTAACCCGTGGCTGACGATGCAGACTGGTCACCCGTGGCTGACGATGCAGACTGGTCACCCGTGGCTGACGATGCAGACTGGTTGCCCTTAACATGATCGCCTTTCTTCTTGTCGCATCGCTCAGTGGTGTATTCGATTGCTGCTTTAACCAACCCGGCGATATTGATTGCTGCCTTGATAGTTATTTTACGGCTGGCAACCTTGCTGTCATCTTCATGCTGGGATAAATCACCTTCTTGCTCACAAATGGCGTAAACGGACGTTCCTGGTTCGTAGTAACCGAAACAGTCAAGCGGATACTCACAAGCATGAAAGCCGGATGAACAGGCTTTAATTTCTCCTTTTTGCTCGAATGTTTTACCGATTTCGAACTGATATCCACGGCACTGCATGCTTGCGTTAAAGCCTTTGTAGGTAATTATTTTCGCGTCGCTCATAGCGGCTTCCTTAGAATTTAGGCGTAAAAAAAGCCGCTATTGCGGCGTGGTATTCTCTGGTGTTAGCGGGGTTATTTAATAATGGAAATTAATCCTCTGCATTTTCTGGCGGTATTTTATCAATCGCACAGTGATGATGGGCGAGGCATTTAACTCCTCCAGATGATATTGTTGTGCAACCATCTGTATCTAACATTGGGCTATTACATAGTGGGCACTGATTTATTATTTCTCGTCCGATATATTTATCGAGATGATAGATACCGTACATAATTACCTCGCTGTTATATTTTCACATTTGCGATGCCCAGCGCTGTATAGCGCTACATTAGGCAGGCAGCACGAGCCGGAATACTCAGGCTCGCCACGTTTCGGTAATTCCACGCGGGTTAATTTCGCCCACGCTTTACTAATTTTCTGCGCCAGTTCCCGATCTGCGTCTTTCTGTGCGAAGAACGCGCCAGTCTTTAAGTATTTACGACGCTTGGCGTTATCGCGGGCTGGCTTAACGATGATTGTTGTCATGCTATGTCTCCTATGAGTGCTTTGGTGTTGTGGTGGATGTGACGTTGTGCCTCTGCATCAGCTGCGACTACCGTCATCCCGATACGGCCAGCGCCTGATGACGCTGTTCCGATTACTTTTTGGCTCGGCCACCACACCCCAAAGCATTCACCTTGGTCTTCCAGACATTCCGGAAGAATTCCCATTCATGTTAAAGAGCGCGACATCATGTCGTTGTTGCTTAGCGTCCTGCTGTGGAATAAAGATAACTCTAGTTATGGATGTGGTCAATAACTTAATTTATATTTTTTGGTGTTAAAGTTATAATCTCGTGATAACTAAAGTGATTTAGTTTTTATGCGGTTATGTGAAAGGGGATTTTTGACAATAAAAAACCCGCTCAATGGCGGGTTCTATAGTGGGGTGGTGGCTATCTTCGGTATCTGATTACGGAATACCAGAACACGTACCCAAGCACTTCTACTGTTTCTTCATCAGCTATTTCATCTTCATATTCTTCGCGGTTGAAACTGCGAATCATGACCTTCCCACCTGACCTGCGGTATAGCTGTTTTATGCGCTTCAATCCCTCTTGATTGATTGCGTAAATTTCTCCATCAATGATTTGTTTGTTGTTTGTATCTATGGCTACCGTTGCCCCATCTGGTATTACCGGCTCCATGCTGTTCCCTCTAGCCGGAAAGCAAAGCACTCCCTCGCCATCTGTATTAGCACCAATACGGCGCAGAGTGGCTTTTGAGAATCTCAATTTATACCCGTTGTAGTCTTCTTCAATGAAACCGCCATTCCCTGCGGCTAATTCGATATCCTTCAAGAAAGGAACGGCTACTTCGTCTTTTGGTAGGGGTGTATCGTCAGACCATGCATCTACAGTGTCCCACTGATCTTCTGGTGGGAGGTCTGATTTTGGATCATGAATAGCAATAAGCTCCGATCTCATGTCGCCCGTTCCTGAAACGAGCCATTCAGGGCGCACTCTAAGAACTTGAGCCATTTCTACAGATTTGCTGCTGCGCAACGTTTTACCAGAAACCATTTTTTGAATGGCAGGCTGGGTCAAGCCGACCGCAGCGGCCAGCCTTTCTTGAGAATACCCACTGGCAGCCATTGCTGCCGTCAATCTTTCTGCGAATGTTTTCATTAGTGGAATATATAACTCGGGTTATCCGAAATCAAATAACATGGGTTATGGACATTTAGCATAACTTGGGTTATCTTTACTGTGAAATCCATAACCACAATAGGCCGTAAGATGAATAAAGTTATTCAGCGCGCCCTTAGCATTGTCGGCAGTCAGAAAAAATTAGCCGATGCATGTGGTGTTAGCCAGCCAGCCGTTCACAAATGGCTGAATGGTGGAATGGTCTCACCAGAGAAGGTGCAGGCCATTGTTAACGCCACGCAGGGGCACGTAAAAGCACATGAGATTCGCCCTGATCTGCCGAGTATTTTCCCCGCGCCAGATCACGCAGCATAGCAACACCGCTCTTTAAACCCGCTGATCTCGCTCCGGAAGGTCTGGAGCATCACAAAGTGGCACCCCACGGGATGCCTGTATTCAGAAAACAGGAAAATAGTAACGAATGGAACGCGCAAGTACACACAAGAAGCAACGCCAGATTCACTCATCACTCTTGAGCAAGATAGCCCTGATGGGGCAATCAAAATTTGCTGACCTGATGGGCGTACACGAATCTCAGATAAGCCGCTGGAAAGAGTCACTGATACCGAAAGTATCGCTGATGCTGGCGGTGTTGGAATGGGGAGTTAACGACGACGAGCTGGCGCATTTAGCTAAGCAAGTTGCTCTGTTGCTCATAAAGAAAAAATCCACCGTTGGCGCGGTGGATTCTGAACAACTAACTATCGATTTCTAGAGGTAATTATACATGAACACTGCTGAGGTAATCAAATTCCCCGGACCTGAACCGGGGCAGTTCAGGAGCAACCGGATGGAGAACCAGAGAAACGGCTACATCCCGTTGTACCGGAGTATCAGGAAGAAGCCATGGGCTAAAGACGTTTACCTGCGAACGTTGTGGGAAAACCTCCTGATGGACGCAGCCAGAAAGCCATACACGGCGAATTTCAAGGGACACACATGGCAACTACAACCCGGTCAATTGGTGACAACGTCGGACGATTTAGGGCTGTTATTGTGTGATCGCAGCGCCAAGCCAACAAGCCGCCATGCAGTCGAAAGAATGCTGGCCTTTTTCCAGAAGGAGGAAATGATTTCGGTCTCCACGGTTCATCGAAAAGGGACGTTGATAACCATCCTGAACTACTCCGAATATGCCGAAAAAATAGACAATTTACCCGCGCATAACGACGCGCATAACGACGCGCACAACAAACCCAGCAATGGTGCGGCTTTGAGTGGTGTCCCCGCGCATAACGACGCGCACTATCCCGCGCACCATGAACAAGAAGGTAATAACAAGAATATAAAACCCTTTACGTCAGAGAATTCTAACGAATCCCCTGACACCCCCCCGAAGAAACTCCCTGTAGTTCGTCCTGATGCTGCAATCCAAAGCGGTAACAAGTGGGGAACTTCGGATGATCTGCGCTGCGCAGAGTGGATGTTCAACGCAGTGCTGAATATCGCCCCCTCCGCTAAAAAGCCGCAGTTCGCAGGTTGGGCTAACGATATCCGGCTGATGCGAGAGAGGGATGGGCGAACTCACCGGGACATGTGCTCGCTGTTCAAGTGGGCGACTCAGGATAGCTTCTGGTGCGGCAACGTCCTTTGCCCTGCAACGCTCCGCGAGAAGTGGGACAAGCTGGATATCAAACGCAACAAGCAGCAATCAGGCACCGCCGCTGGCAAGCCTGTTATTGATTTCGATAACACTGACTGGATAAACGGGGTATCGGTATGAAAAATGTCGTAACCGCCATTCAGCGGCGGGATGGTAAATCATTGCAGCAAATGTACGCCGCTGATAAGCCAAAGCAGCAGGTGCCAGAACAGGCGGCGCAGATATTCAACGAGCTATTCAAGCAGCTTAAAGCGGCATTCCCTGCGCTGATGTCCAGCATCAAAGACCAAAGCGACCTGAACGAACTCCGCCGCCAGTGGGTGTTATCTTTCGTCGAAAATGGGATCACCAGCATCGACCAAGTTAACGCCGGGATGAAGATCGCCCGACAGCAATCAACGCCGTTCCTGCCATCACCGGGCCAGTTTATCGAGTGGTGCAAGGCTGGTGAAATCAGCAAGTACGGATTACCGGATGCCGAAGAACTATACGCGATGGTCATGAAGTACAGCGCCGAACGTGGGTTATACGGCAGCGCTGAGAAATATCCGTGGGAAAGCAACGCGTGCTGGCTGATGGTGCCGAAGCTGTACTCCATGATGCGTTCGCTAAACCTGACCGAATCAGAGCTACGCAAACGCTGCGAGAAGGAATTACGGGAAATGGCAAAGCGTGCTGAATCTGGAGAGCAATTCCCCGCGCCAGTGGCACAAATCCCGCAATTGCACATCCCGGTCAGCAACGAAAAGGGCTTGGATAAAATCGCAGAATTGCGCCGCAAGCTGAACCTAAAACCAAGGTCAGGGGGAGTAGAACAGTGAAAGTAAAAACTAGCGAAAAATACTGCAAACATCCAGATTTACCAAGGGCCAGATTAATCCGCATCCACCTCTGCTTTGTAAAAAAATGGTTTTGGCGTGGGCACACGGTTCGTATCGCTAACGCGCGAGAGTTTTTCTGGCTGGGGATTAATGTTGTTATTCGCAGACCTTGGCTGGCTGATCCTGCGCGGGTTCTTCATCCTGAATTATTCAATTAGCGGAAACAGGAATGCTAACCATCTACATCACAGAGCTAATAAGCCCGCTGATAATCGCTGCGGGCTTTTTTATGGGGGGCGCTTTTGCAAATCGAAATGGTCAAAAATGCCGGTGGCGTTTTCTGTCCAGCTTTCGAACATGACCTACCCCGTCTGACAAAGTTCAAAAATGGCGAGATGTACACCGCCGAGTTCAAGCTAACCAGAAACCCAGCCTTTCACCGTAAAGCTTTCGCTTTTTTCAACTTCTGCTTTCAGCACTGGAGCGCTGACCGAGTAGGGCTTGAGAGCATGGACGAGGCTACGCAGTTTGAACGCTTCCGCAAAGACCTGACGATACTTGCCGGGTTCTATGAGCAAACGGTAAGGCTAAACGGTGATATCCGTACAGAGGCTAAGAGCCTGGCATACGCGAACATGGAGCCAGACGAGTTCGAACGCTGCTACAGCGCATTAATCAACGCCGCCATCAAACACGTTTTCGCCGGAACAAGAGACGAGAACATTCTTAACAGGCTACAGAATTTCTTCTGAGGTCAACATGACAACACGAAAAATAATCAGTGACTATTTTCAAAATCACAACAGAGCGACATTCACGCAACTCCGGCTGTATTGCGACAGTGTGGGTTGGGAGGGCCGTAATGTTGCATTCGCGATTAACGACATGATTAAGCGGGGAGAGCTGACGAGGACTGGAAATAAAGGCCAGTACCAGTACGCGCCCGCTGGGGATTTGAAAGAAGCAATCAGGCTGGGGCGTCCAGTCGCCGCCACGCCCCAGCCACGCATCCCGATGAATTCAGCTATCCAGCGGTTCGATCAGCTACTGCGAGGTGTGCGGGGATGAATAAATTCAAACTTATCTACGCCGATCCTCCGTGGTCATACCGAGACAAAGCAAAAGACGGGGAACGTGGTGTCGAGTTCAAATACCCCACAATGGACTTATCTGCAATATGCCGCCTGCCAGTGTGGGAGTTAGCTGATCCTGACGCGTGTCTACTAGCCATGTGGTGGGTGCCAACTCAGCCTGTTGAAGCACTCAGGGTCATGGACGCATGGGGATTCAGACTGATGACCATGAAAGGCTTCACTTGGCACAAAACAAACCGCCGCAAGGGTAACAGTGCGATCGGAATGGGCCACATGACCAGAGCCAATAGCGAAGATTGCCTGTTTGCTGTGCGTGGCAAGTTACCAGATCGCTTGGACGCTTCAATCTGCCAGCACGTCACCGCCCCACGTTTCGATCACAGCGCCAAGCCGCCAGAAATACGCGACTTACTGGTGCGCCTGCTTGGTGACGTTCCGCGCATTGAGTTATTCGCTCGCGAGTCTTCTCCCGACTGGGATGTATGGGGCAATGACTGTGAAAGCACGGTTGAACTGCTTCCGCCAATGGTGACGAGAGTTAGGCGAGGTGGTCATGAGCAGGCAGCTTAGCCCGACACAGAAAGCGCTCGACAATCTGATATTCCAGCCAACCCGCCGCAGTAGAAACAAACCAGCAAAAATCCCGCCAGCCAGCCAAGTGACGACATTCGATTATGTCCATGGACTGCTTACGCGGAAATTTGACCGAATCAGAAGGGCCATCTAATGACAGCTTATTACAACGAGATAGAGCCATACGCGGCACAGTGGCTCAGGAATCTTATTGCCGCAAATCTAATAGCCCCCGGAATTGTTGATGAAAGGAGTATCGAAGATGTCACACCAAGCGACCTTGCAGGATTTACCCAATGCCATTTCTTCGCAGGAATTGGAGTTTGGTCATACGCCCTACGCCGCGCAGGATGGCCCGACGATAAGCCAGTATGGACGGGGTCTTGTCCATGCCAACCTTTCAGCGCGGCAGGCAAAGGAGATGGATTTGCTGACGAGCGGCACCTGTGGCCGTCCTTCTTCCACCTCATCGAGCAGTGCAAACCTCCAGTTGTCTTTGGAGAACAGGTTGCAAGCAGTGATGGACTTGAATGGTTCGACCTTGTACAGGCTGATCTGGAAAACGCGGGTTACGCCGCAACTGCGTTCGATATCTGCGCTGCGGGCGTCGGCGCTCCGCACATCAGGCAGCGCCTTTTCT